CGATGAGTATGACCAGATGTTCGTGATGGACATGGTACGAGGCCGCTTCGACGGCTTCGAATTGGTTGAGCAGATACTCGACCTCTATGAAGTATGGAAGCCGTCAATCATAGGTATTGAGAAAGGACACATCGAGATGGCCCTCGGACCATTCCTCGAGAAGCGTGTTCGTGAGCGCGGGCTCTACGAAGCGTATTTCAAAGATCTCAAGACTGGCCGCAGGGACAAAGAAGCGCGCGCCAGAGCAATCCAAGGTCGGATGCAACAGGGCATGGTATTCCTGCCCCGTGATGAAGAATTTACAGGCCCTTTGGTAGCAGAGTTACTGCGCTTCCCTAACGGGGTACACGACGACCAGGTAGATGCCCTGGCTTGGATTGGTTTGATGATGACTGAGTTCAGCACGTTTGCTGAAAAGGTCGAGCACATCCCAAGCTGGCGAGACAGGCTTCCTGGATTACTTAAAGGTGACCGGACCAAATCGGCAATGAGCGCATAACGATGAAAAAAATGAAGAAGATAGACCCTGCAAAGGAAGAAGAAATCACCCGTACTCAGTGGGCTAGGTACGAACGCGCACGAGACAACGGGCACTTAGACTACGTAGAGATGGCACTCAAATGTGATGAGTACTACCAGGGTGACCAATGGGATCTCGACGACCAGGCGGCACTAGAGCAAGAAGGTCGCCCCGCTCTGACGATCAACACTATTCTCCCTACTATTAATACGATCCTCGGTGAGCAGTCGACGCGCAGAGCTGACATTCAGTTCAAACCGCGAAGAGGCGGCGATGGCGACATAGCCCACACCCTGACTAAGTTGTACATGCAAATAGCCGACAACAACAAGTTGGACTGGGTCGAGCAGCAGGTCTTCTCAGACGGTTTGATTATGGATGGTCGCGGCTACTTCGATGTTCGTATGGACTTCAGTGACCACGTTGAGGGCGAGATCCGAATCACGTCTAAAGATCCGTTAGACATACTGATTGATCCAGACGCCAAAGACGCTGACCCTAAGACGTGGAACGAGGTGTTCGAAACTAGATGGATGACTCTCGACGAGATCGAAGAGCTCTATGGTAAGAAGTGCGCAGACCGGCTGCTGTTTGTAGCAGAGAACGGCATGAGCTTCGGGCCAGACTCCGTGGAATATCAGGAGACTCGCTTCGGAGATACGGAAACAAACGATGATTATTTCGGAGCTGGTGTACCTGGCGACGAAGAGTACCGCAACGTTAAGGCGCTGCGTGTCGTTGAACGGCAGCATAAGAAGCTGAGCCGAGCGATGTTCTTTGTAGACCCTGACACGGGTGATCAGCGCCAAGCACCTGATGCTTGGAGCGAAGGTAAGAATAAGAAGTTTGCCAAGCAGTACAACTTAAACCTAATAAGCAAGGTCATTCGGAAGATCCGTTGGACCGTTACTTGCGATCAGGTTGTCCTGCACGATGACTGGTCTCCCTATAACCAGTTTACGATTGTTCCATTTTTCTGCTACTTCCGCAGAGGTCGACCATTTGGCGTTGTTCGCAACCTGCTATCTCCACAAGAGCAGCTAAACAAAATAGCGTCTCAAGAGCTGCACATAGTTAATACTACAGCTAATAGTGGCTGGATGGTTGAGTCGGGATCATTGGTCGGTATGACCGCAGATGATCTTGAGGAGCACGGCGCAGAGACAGGTCTTGTACTTGAGTATGCACGAGGTACCACACCCCCACAGAAGATTGGCGCTAACCAGATACCAACTGGTTTAGACCGTATCGCGCAGAAAGCTGCGTTGAACATTAAGACTATCTCTGGTGTTAACGACAGCATGCTGGGCACGGACAGCGCAGAAGTATCGGGTATCGCTATCCAGGCTAAGCAGAACCGTGGCGCGATTATGATCCAGGTGCCACTAGACAACCTGCGTAAGTCTCGTCAATACCTAGCAGAGAAGATCCTTAACCTGATCCAGACTTTTTACACCGAGCAGCGTGTTATTCAGGTGACCAACGAAGATGATCCTCTCAAGCCCCGTGAAGAAATGGTTATCAACGAGCAAACACCAGAAGGGCAGATTATTAATGACCTGACTATCGGTGAGTACGACGTGATCGTTGCCACTGCACCAGCGAGAGACAGCTTCGATGAGACTCAATTCGCAGAAGCCATCGCGCTACGACAGGCAGGAGTAGTTGTACCTGATGATGCAATTATTGAGTACAGCCACCTAGCCCGTAAAGGCGAACTGGCTAAGCGCATCCGTCAGATGACAGGCCAAGAGCCACCAACTCCAGAGCAGCAAGAAGCTATGGCACAGCAGCAGCAGGTTCAAATGCAGCAGCTACAGCTTGAGATGGCGAAACTAGATGCTGATGTTAAGAAGACTCAGTCTGAAGCCGCTCTGAACATCGCCAAAGTGCAAGACACTACCGACGTTGATCCACAGATCCGTATGGCAGAGATACAGGCCAAGATAAAGATCAATGAAGAGCAGCTTGAGCTACGCCGTGAGTTGGCTGACTTGAGCGCAGCTTCTAAAGAGAATCAATCACAAACCAGCGCTGCTACGAAGTTAGCTACAGCAGCATTTAGCAATACCAACAGGAACAACAGGAGTTCTTAAATGAGTAAGCAAGAAGATAAAACAGAAGATAAACCACTTGAGTTTGACGTAATGCCAGGAGCGGATCGGCCCGATGAAGATGATGCCTCTACGCTTGATTTAAGTTTCGAAACCCCTGAAGAGGAACCCGAAGAAGTTGCAGAAGAAGTTGTGGCAGAAGATGCAGAAGAGGAAACCGTTGCCGAAGAGCCCGAGGAAATTGTTTCTGAAGATGAACAAAGTACAGAAGAAGAAACAGAACCAGAAGCCGAGCTAGAAGAAGAGCCGGTAGTTGAGGAAAAAGCAGCTAAAAAGCCGATGGTTCCAAAGGCGCGCCTCGATGAGGTGTTAGCAAAACAGAAAGCCCTACAGAAACAGCTAGATGAGATCAATGCAGCAAACGAAAAAGCCGAAGAAGCGCCTGAATCGTACGATTTCGATGCAAAAGAAGTTGAGTACCAGAACATGGTGCTTGATGGTGAGACAGATAAAGCTGTCGCGCTGCGCAGAGAGATCCGAAAAGCAGAACGAGAGCAGCTAGAGTACGAAATGCGTCAGGAAATGAGTCAAACGGTGAATCAAGATCGCCAGATGACTGCATTACAACAGGCTGCGAACGCTATGGAAGACGCTTACCCCGTCTTTGACCGCAACTCGGACGATTTTAACGAAGATATGACTAACGAAGTCGTTGAACTGCGTGATGCCTTCATGATGAAGGGCTACGAAGCTGTAGATGCGCTGTCAAAAGCCGTTAAGTACGTCGTAAAAGACCACGATTTAGATCAAGCGCAAGAAAGTGCGCCAAGTTTGGCTGGGAAAGCGCAGAAAAGTGACGAACTAGCCAAGAAACGGGCGCAAGTCAGCAAGAAATTGAAGGCTGCAGAAGCCCAACCACCAGAACTTCCAGGTGAAAGCTCCTCAAACCACGGCGAGAAAGGGTTAGACCTCTCGACAATGACTGAAGAAGAGTTTGATGCACTACCTGAAGCGACTTTGAAGCGCCTAAGAGGCGATATTTTATAACGAGGTGACAAATGCCAGTAAAAAAAGACCCACGATTAGCCCGAGCTGGAGTCTCGGGCTACAACAAGCCTAAGCGTACCCCCTCTCACCCTAAGAAGTCGCACATTGTTGTGGCAAAAGAGGGCGACAAGATCAAAACCATCCGTTTTGGCGAGCAAGGGGCTAAGACTGCTGGCAAACCGAAGGCTGGAGAGTCAGACAAGATGAAGAAAAAGCGCGCTAGCTTTAAAGCACGGCACGCAAAGAACATATCCAAGGGCAAAATGAGCGCGGCCTATTGGGCTAACCGCGCTAAGTGGTGATCCGATGGCTAGAAGTGACGAACCCAAGTGGAAACGCATTGTTGCTGCTGTAAAGGCAGGGTCAAAAGGCGGTAAACCTGGACAATGGAGCGCGCGCAAAGCACAACTAGCCACGCAACGTTATAAAAAGTCAGGCGGCAGCTACTCTGGGCCGAAAACCAAGGCTCAGAAGTCCCTGTCTAAGTGGACCAAAGAGAAATGGGGTACTAAGTCTGGCAAGAATAGTACTCAAGGTAAGAAGGCTACTGGCGAACGCTATCTGCCTAAGAAGGCTCGCGAGTCTTTGAGCAAGAAAGAGTACGCAAAAACCAGCGCAAAGAAGCGCAGAGACACCAAAGCAGGTAAGCAGTTTAGTAAGCAGCCTAAGAAGATAGCTAAAAAGACGGCACGGCACAGATAGTTGTTGCATTGCAATATTAGCTGTACTAATATGATTTATACGTCCATCACTACGATATGTGGTCGGCCCGTAGCCGTAAAAAACGTAACCCTCGCCTACATAGGCGTAAAACCTGTCGAGGTCGCACCTCGTTAATAAGCGCTAACCCGTTGCTACACGATACGTAGATACGGATTAGCCGCTCCTTTAAGTCGGCTGATAAGGCGGCATGTGCCGCATAAATTATTTCGTCAATTTAATAGGAGGCCATCATGGCTTTAACTAATTTCGGTACGCTTACAGGCGACCAACTCCAAACCTGGAGCCGCGACTTTTGGCGCGTAGCTCGCAACCAATCTTTCATCAACCAGTTCGCTGGTTCTGGTTCAAACGCAATGGTACAGCGCGTAACTGAACTGACTAAAAACCAAAAAGGCACCAAAGCTAACATCACTTTGCTTGCTGACATGACTGGTGACGGTATCACTGGTGACAACACGCTGGAAGGGAACGAAGAAGCCCTCCGCGCGTTTGACATCAGCATCGAGCTGGATCAGCTACGTTTCGCTAACCGCATCGCTGGCCGTATGACCGACCAGAAGACTGTAGTTAACTTCCGTGAGCAATCACGCGACGCTCTTGCTTATGCAATGGCTGACCGTTGTGACCAGTTGGCATTCTTGTCTATGTCAGGTGTTGCTTTCACCCACAAAAACAACGGTGGTCTGCGAACTGTTTCTGGTTCTGCTGGACACGAGTTGGTTGACCTAGAGTTCGCTTCAGACGTTTCTGCCCCTACTTCAGATCGTCACTTGCGAGTAAACGGCGCAGGTCTGTCTGCTGGTGACACTACTGCTGTTACTGACTCTGACACGATCGGCTACAAGCACATCGTAAACCTGAAGGCTTTTGCTAAAGATAACTACATCCGTGGTATTCGTGGTGCTGGTAACCAGGAAACTTTCCACATGTTTGTTACTCCACAGCAAATGGCTGCTCTGAAGCTCGACACTGACTTCATCGCTAACGTTCGTAACGCCGGTGTACGTGGCGCGTCTAACAGCCTCTTCGCTGGTTCTTCCAGCCTGATGGTTGATGGCGTGATGATCCACGAGTTCCGCCATGTGTTTAACACTTCTGGCGCTACTACTGGTACTTCATCTAACGCTGGCGCAGCTGGCTACAAGTGGGGTGCTGATGCTGACGTAGTTGGCGGACGTGCTCTGTTCT